GACTTCTTCAAACACACCTACCCCAAGTATAACTCCATCATCAGAATTACCATGTTCTTCAACATCTTATTTGTTGTATAATTCAACAGAGGTTCCTATCACTTGGACTGGTGAAGATTGTTTGGGTAATTTGGTGAATGGAACTATTGATTCAGGTAATACTGGTGGAACAGGATGTATAAAAGATGGAACATTAAACTTAAATGGTCTTACTATAAACTTCTCTGCTGCTTGTTGATATGAGTATAAGTAAATTGAATATATCACCCACACCGAGTAATACCTCAACGAACACTCCTACGAACACTTCAACAAATACCTTGTGTCCTACAAACACACCCACACCTACGAACACTCCAACTATAACAACTTGTTATAATCCTCAAAGTTTTCTGTTATTTGATTCTTTCTCTGATAGATTAAATCTAAATGCATGGATGTTAGCACAAGGTTCAGCATTTCGTGGAATGCATTTGGGTTCACCAAGTTTGAGTCAGGTAATTTTCCAACAGCAAATGAACGACTATATCAATTATAGTGGTTGGGGATTATCTAACAATGCGATAATGTATAAGACGACAAGTTATAATGAAGACCCTATAGATATAACGAATAGTAATACTTGGACTGGAGATGAAACTTGGGTAAGTGCTTTCGTTCCAATATGTACGCATTGTGAAGGTAGTTATCAAAGATTCGGTACTGTTGGGACACCAGCGGTATCAAATGTTTCATACTCAAATATGATATTTTATTATTCAGGTTCAGTTGTCCCTTTAGGTTATTACAGATTATACACAACAAAACCAAATACTGCGAATAGATATAATAGTGCTGACAACCCATATAGAATTAGTGGTTTAACATGTACTGGAACAACTCCCACACCGACTCCGACTATAACAAGTACACAAACAATCACTCCTACACAGACTAACACATCAACTCCAAATGCTCTTTGTACCGAACAATTATATTTCTCTGCTTTTACAGGAAGTGATATTGATTATACATTTAATAGATTACATACCTATAGTGGTGGTTCTTTAAGTTATGGTTGGTATTCAGATTTCAGCGGCCCATTCTATGCTAATCAAACTTTAGGTGGAAATGCATTCGCTGTTTTTGGAGCACAATCAGGCTCAACATATTATACAATAATAAGAAGGGGAACTGCCAGTCCTGAAAGTTGGAAATGTTTTGTTTCCACAGGTGATTATATTATAAATGGTGGTATTTCCGTTTCAGGAGTTTCATTCAATACAGCATTGGGCATTTTATCTGATGGTATTTACTATCCGCCGACAGGTTTTGGAACAAGTAATAATTCATATTTATATTATAGTGAAGTTTGTCCGACACCGACTCCGACAGCTACTCCTACCATGACTTCAACAAGTACAAGTACTCCTAATTTGACTCCAACAAGTACCGAAACTCCCACATCAAGTCCAAATATAACACCGAGTGTAAGTCCAACTAATACAGGTACACCAGGTTTTACACCAACTAATACGAGCACTCCTACACAGACTGCCACTCCTACATCAACTCAACCTGATTTATCACCATTACCTTTAACACCGACTTCAACACCAACTAATACGAGTACTCCTACCAACACGAATACATCCACAATAACAAGTACCCCATCTATGACACCAAGCAGCACCCCTGTATGTGCTTGTTATCTATTCCAAAATGAAGATTCAACAAGTTCATCAATTTTCTATACGACTTGTGGTGGAAGTAGTACAAGTGAGTCTTTACCAGCAGGACAAGCAGTTAGAAGATGTATTGACCCTGTTGCTGAAACGCCAAGTTATACAGGAGGAGTCACGACCATAGTTCCTTGCACATCACAAACAAGTTGTGATGAAGATAATGATTGTACCAGTTGTTCATAAATCAATTAGAGACGAATTATGACCAAATAAACTAAAAATGATATTTCATATTATGGAGAACAAAATAGTTGAAAATAACGACCCTAATGAGTTTATAGACCCAATAGGTGATTTGAGAAGAGCCTTAAACCAAGAAATTCCCACAAGAGAGGAGTTCCATAAGTTCTATAACAAACTCAAAAACTTACCGATGTTATTTGAGATTGCTAAAAACAGACAAGAACAATAATGGCACAGACACAAACTATAGATGTAAAAATAAAAGCGATACTTGACGCAGGTGCGACAACTAAAGGTTTACGCGAATTAAAAACTTTACAAAAGGAAATAGGTGCGGGAACTGCAGAATACACCAAAGTTCAAAGTGCAATAAATGATACTTCGGACAAAATAAAGACAGCTAAAAGTCAATCTCAAGATTGGATTGATACTCTTGGTGGTTTACCTGGGCCTCTCGGTAGTATTGGTCGTGGTCTTGATACATTTACATCATCTACTAACAAATTAGGTCTAGCATTCAAATCACTCGGTATAGGTCTCATCGTTTCAGCGATTGGTGCTCTCACAGCAGCATTTAGTCAAAACGAAAAGATGACTAAAAAGTTGGAACCACTACTCATAGGATTTGAGAAAATCTTGGGTGGTATATTCGCAGCACTTGAACCTGTGATAGATGCAATTTTAGAATTGGCATTATCCGCATTACCATATATTACAGATGGTATTGGTATATTTTATTCAGGTCTTATTGCTCTATTCAATTTATTAAAGAACGCAGGTGGTGCTGTTGGTAAAATACTCAAAGGTATATTCACTTTGGATTTTGACGCAGTAAGTGAAGGTTTAGACCAATTTGGTAATTCTTGGAATGTCGCTGTTGATAGTTTCAAAGGTTCTATGAAGCGTTATGAAGCGGGGACAAAGGAACTTACAAAGACAGAAAAAAAGAACGCAGAAGAGAGAGCAAAAGCAGTAGAGAGTGAAGCAGAGAAAAAGAAAAAGGCGTTAGAAGAAATCCAACAATACATAGAAAAAGGTGTTGAAGCAAGGGGTAAGACACAACAAGAAGAATTAGCAGGTGCTAAAGCAACTTATGATGACCTATTAGCGAAGGCAAAAAAATATGGTATTGATACATCTGCGATTACCAAATCTTACAACGAACAAGTCGCAGCAATCAACGATAAGTTTAGAAAACAAGAGTTAGAAGAAGACCAAAAAAAGTTTGACGAGAAATTAAAGAAACAACAAGACAGTAATGCTTTAATTCAAAATCAAAGAAAGGCTGACTTGGAACAAGCCAAGGTAATCTATGGTGAAAATAGTAAAGAAGCAAGAACTGCTCAAGACAATATTTTCGCAACACAAAAACAAGCATTAGAAGACGAGAAAAAACTAATTGAAGGTAAGAAACAACTTACCGACGCAGATAGAAACAGACTTGCTCAAATTGCAATAGACCAACAAAATCTTACAACTACAATCACCGCAGAAAACAACAAGAGATTAAAAAGTGATGTAGAGACAGCAGTAAAGACAGCAGAAGAACAGAAAAAAGCAGACGACCAAAAGTTTGCAGACAAGATGAAGGCTGCGGGTGATGACCTTGTATTACAACAACAGATATTAGACCAAAAAATAGCACAGGATGCGGCTTACTATGAGAAGTTGTTAGCACAGGAAGGACTCACCGCAGAACAAATCAAAAAAATAAAGGACGACCAAACAGCAAACGCACAGAAAAATGCAGAAGCACAGATTGCTATTGAAGGTAAAAAGTTTGAAGCCCAACAAAAGTTATTAGGTGCCACAGCAAACGCCATAAACGCTCTTGCAGATATTGTTGGTAAAAATACCGTAGCGGGTAAAGCACTCGCAGTAGCGGCTTCACTTATCAATACATATTCAGCCATCGCAGGTCAATTAAAGGCATTCGCAGGATTACCAATTCCAGGTTATGCGATAGTTCAAGCGGTAGCAACAGGACTTGTGGGTTTCAAAGCAGTTGCGGACATTATCAAGACACCTGTACCAACAGGTAATACAGGTGGAGGTGGTGGTGGAACAGGTGCTGCAGCAGGCACCGCAGTTCCAAAACCAAGAGGTATGGCATTTGGTGGTATGGTTTCTGGTCCTGGTTCAGGCAGGAGTGATTTGGTACCAGCGATGTTATCAAATGGTGAAAGTGTAATAAATGCAGAATCAACAGCAATGTTTAGACCACTATTATCATCAATCAATGCAATTGGTGGTGGCAAAAGATTTGCTGATGGTGGACTTGCTGTTGGTGGATTTAGTCAAGACCAAGCGATGTCCCAATTACAAGAAGCTTTAAGTATACAACAAGCACCGATTAGGACTTATGTTGTTTCAAGTGATATGACTAATCAACAGATGTTAGATAGAAATATTAAAACTCGTTCAACAATATAAAATTGAACTTTCCAATAAAATTGATATTTAATAGTATATGACCCCTAAAATAATTGAACTTATCATTCAAGACGGAGATGACGAAGCGGGGCTTGATGGTATTGCGTTGGTAGAGATGCCAGCACACGAAGCGAACTTTGAATATTTCAACGACGAAAAAGAAGCACCTTGTGAGGACAACAAATGTTCACACTATATTCTCGCAGATGAGAAAATACCACAGGTGATTCAAATGTTCCACGCTTACGGGGAACCACAAGGGTTCCTTGAAAAAGAAGGTTGGGAAATAACAGCGGTTAGACCCGTAGGAAAAAAAGAGTTTCAAATTATTTCCAATCCCAACTTACCATCAGCACAAGATACACCTAATGTAAGATTTAGATACAAATATGTAGGCCCAAAAGATGAACTCAACAGAACATTTTGTGCTGAAATGATGGCTGCTCGTAGAGTATTCCGTATTGAAGACATTATGGAAATGAGTAATCGGTCTGTAAATGAAGTTGGGCCTGATGGGTATGATATTTTTACATGGAGGGGTTCTTATAATTGTCGTCATAAATGGGTACAACTTGTTTATGAACCAACAGGTAGAATTGTAAATAACGATAAAGCACTCGGTAATGTTGAAGATGAAGATGGAATGCCAGGACCAGATACAAGAACAACCGCAACCATCAACGCTGGTAATACACCACCTAGAACGGGTTTTTCATCATCAAATCCTGATGTGAGTGCTTTGAGTCCGTATGTAGACCAAATTAAAAAACCAAAGAAAAAGCCTGTTCTTGCTTCATTACCACTTTTTGAAAAACAAGAGGACGCTGAAGCGATTGCTATGTTGATTGGTTGTGAAGGTTCACATCCACATTCATACGGGGATAAGACCTTGTTTATGCCATGTAAGGCACATCCAAAGGAAGATACTGATTACATTACTGATAATGGTACTGACCCTGATGATGTTGGTGGAAGTGATAACCCTATGGATAATTACGGATTGGAAGAAGCATGTTGGGAAGGATATGAACCTATTGGAACAAAGATATTAGATGGAAGAGAAGTCCCTAATTGTGTCCCATTAGAAGCAGCAAAAGAAATGATGAAACAGGAGTTTCAATCTTACGATGATTATCCTGAAAGTGCGAAGAACAACGCTTGTAAAGCGATTAGATGGAAGGAAGAACACGGAGACGAAGTAAAGGGAATGACCCAAGTAGGTTGGATAAGAGCAAACCAATTATGTAAGGGTGAAAAGATAAGTGAAGAAACAATTGCCAGAATGTCTGGTTTCCAAAGACATAAAAAGAATAGTGAAGTATCACCCGAGTTCAAGGATACGCCTTGGAAAGACAAGGGTTATGTTGCATGGCTTGGATGGGGTGGTGATACAGGAATAAATTGGGCAGCCGATAAAATCCAATCCATAAGAAACGAGATGAGTTTTTCTGTGTTTTCTATGGAAGAAAAAATGGTTGTTGGGCCTGCTATGGTTCCTGATAAAATGATTATCCGTAGAAATGAAATTACTGGTGAGGTATACTATGTGTACTTTACCGCAGAAACAATCAAAAAACTCCAACAAAAATATATGCAAGAAAAACTCTTGGATAAAAATAATATTGAACACGGAAGAAAGTTCCTAAATGGAGTATCTGTGGTTGAAAGTTGGATTGTTGATGACCCTGAAAAAGATAAACAACAAGTTTTCGGTATGGATTATCCAAAAGGTACTTGGATGATTTCTATGAAGATAGAAGACGATTCAATTTGGCAAAAAGTCAAAGATGGTAAACTAAATGGATTTTCCGTTCAAGGTTATTTTCTTGAAAAAGCAAAGTTCAATCACGACACAGAAATACTTGATGAAATTAAAGATATCTTAAAACAAATTGTATGAATTACCAAGATGCAATCAGAAGAATAAATAAACTACTTGGTTTGTATAAGTTCAACTCCTATAAAATCAAAGAAAGTGGTGATGAAATCATTACTGAAGGTGATTTGAGTGTTGGTGAACCTATTTATATTATCAATAAAGACGGACAAATACCAGCACCTGATGGTGAGTTTGAGTTAGATGATACAACCAAAATAACAATCAAGGACGGCAAAGTCCAAAAAATAAATTACGACAATATGGAACAAAAACAAAACTTCGTAGAAGCTATGCTAAAGGATGGCACAGTTGTAAAATCTCCAACATTTGATGTCGGTGAAGAAGTTAAAGTTGTAAGTCCTGATGGGAAAGAAATGCCAGCACCAGACGGAGAGCATGAATTAAAGCTCAAAGATAGTGAAGGTAAAGAAGTTCTCATAAAGATTATGACTAAAGACGGAAAAATCACAGAAAGAGAAAATGTTGAACTTCCTGCTGAAGAAGCAAAAGAAGTTGAAGAAGAGATGGGTATGACTACACCTGCTTTATCTCAAGGCAACGACAATATGGAAGGGTTCAAAAAAGAAGTAATGGCTGTACTCGGTGAAATCAAAGATAAAATTGATACCATCGTTGCAGACCAAGAAGAAATGAAAAAGAAGGTCTCCAAGTTTGCGAAGGAACCCGCAGGAGAACCTTTGAGAGTTGGTAATAACCAAATCCAAACAGAACTAAACGCAGCTAAAGACGATTATATCGCTCAATTAGTGAAGATTAGACAAGGTTTCAAATAATAAACTAATAAACAAATATTAAAGAAAATGGCAAACAAAAAGTATGACTTTTCTTTCAACCTTTCATCACTCGGAACTTACACAGACGAAGTTGGTGGTGAATTGATTAGAAGAGCAATTTTGGAAAGTGAAACCATCAAAATTATAAAGGTACAACCAGGTGTCAAGGGCTCACAAGCTATCAACTTGCTTAACTCTGACCTTTATGTACAGGATGGTACTTGTGGATGGTCTCCAAGTGGAAGCACTATCTACACACAAAGAGACATCACAGTATGTCAATATAAAATCAACGAGACATTATGTCCTGCTGATTTGAATAACTATTGGTTGGGTCAATTACTTACTCCTGGTTCAACACCAGAAACAGTACCGTTTGAGCAGCAAATATCAGAGCTTAAAGTGGCTCAGATTTCTCAATATGTAGAAAATACAATTTGGGGTGCTTCATCAGCGACAACTTGTTTCTCTGGAATTAAAGAGTTAGTAGCTCAACAAGGAACAGGAACAACTACCGTAACTGGTGGTATCGTGGTAACTGGTCAAACTGCATTATCTTCAACTACAGCATTATCACAAATTGATAATCTTATTGAGCAAATCCCTGATGATGTGGTAAACAGAACTGACTGGGTTGTTTTCATGTCCCATGCTAACTACCGTAAGTACCTCATCAATTACAGAACGGCGAACTATTACCACTTCAATCCTGAAGGGTCTTATGAAGATTTCAAAACATTCCATCCTGCTACGAACATTTTGGTTCATCCAGTAGGAGGCCTGTTAAACTCAAATCTTGTGGTATTGATGCCGGCAGGATACGCAGTTGCAGGAGTTGACCTTATGGGCGACATGGACAATCTTAAAATGTTCTATTCAGTTGATTTTGATGAAGTTAGATTGAGATGTAATTTCAAAATTGGTGTGCAATTAGCATGGCCTAATTTTGTAATCACAAATGGTTTAACATAATAAACGGACTTGAAAAGTCAAAAAATTAAAAACAAAAGTTATGAGTTTTTCATCTTGTTATGTATCATCTTCGGTTTGTAAAGGATGTCGTGATGCGGTCGGTGGTGTAAAAAATGTTTATATCGTCGCTGGTTGTGTTACTGGTACCACAGAAAATGGAGACCAAGAAATCCTTACAGTAGGTGCTACAGGTGGAACTGTTTATCAATTCCAAGTTGAAAAAAATACATCTAACTTTGTTGAGACAATCCAAGCGAGTTTAGAAAATGGTACAGTTGTATACAATCAAGTTGTAAACTTGGTGTTCTTAAAATTACAACAATCTACCAGAAATCAAATTAAACTCTTGGCTCAAAATACCGACATGAAGGTATTTGTTGAGACAAATGAAGGTGATATTTTCTATTTGGGTGAAGATTTCGGTCTCGCACTCCAAACAGGCACAGCGGAAACGGGAACTGCATTTGCAGACCGCTACGGGTACACGATTGTTCTGGAAGGGTTTGAAAAAGAGCCGGCAAAAAAACTTGCTGGTACACTTGCTTCAACTCTTGTGGGACTTTCTTTGTCAAATTGTGTTTGTTAAAAATAATAATAAAGGGAGGGTTCGCTCTCCCTTTATTTTAGCCACTATTTCCTAATGAGAAAAAATATAGACAAGAGAACATGGGGTGTTCTCGGTAAAATGAAGACATATTATTCTCCCCAAAAACAAGTTGAGGGGAAATCAAAAACTCCATTAAATGCTAATGCTTTTGATAGTTGGGATGTAAAAAGGTCAAGGTTCAAAAGAATAGATGGATACGAAAATAAAGTTCCACCAAATGTTCAACAAATGGACGGAATAAATGAAAGTTCATCTTCTCCAATACCTGTTTCTCCCACACCTACGCCGAGTTTCACTCCTACAAGTACTTCAACCCCGACTCCTTCAATTACACCTTCTTCAACACCAATAATAGATTGTTATTGGGACACGAATAATGATAATTGGGAAAATGATTCTACACTTTGGAACGATTGTGTAAATGTTCCAACACCGACTCCGAGTCCTACTAATACTATGACTCCGACTAACACGATGACCCCAACTAATACCAATACTTCAACCCCGACTCCGACTCCTTCAATAACACCATCTACATCGTTTGTGAGTGGTACAACTGAAGCGGAAACTTATTTGGCAGCGGTATTAGCAGGAGGTGGAACAGGTTTAACTTCAACAATTTCAGGTGCAACGATTACGATGTTCAGAGATATTATGGCTAATAACCTTTGGGACAAATTGGATATTTTCTATCCGATGCTGGGTGGTAATTCAGGTGGAATGAAGGTCAACGGAAGAAATCCTGGAACAAATGATTTAACTTTCAACGGAGGTTGGACTTTCAGTAATAGTGGTGCTACGGGTAATGGAACAAATGCTTATGCTGAAACGGGATACGCTGACACGAATACATTATTAAATGATTACCATCAGGCAATTTATTCTTTCGTGAGAAATTCGAATGGTAATATAGATTGTGGTGTTGGTTCAGCATCAGCAAACACAAGGTCAGCAATGTATGTAAATGAGTTGACAACATTTGGTGCGTCTGCACATAGAGCTAACTCTGGTTACATCTCTTCGACTTATACAGCTAACACAGGTGCTGGTCTTTATGTTGTTGATAGACCACTTTCTAATAGTGAAAAATCATTTACAAATGGTTCATTCTCAACAAGTGCAGCAACCGCATCTACTTCAAGAACATCAAACACTTATGTCTTTGGAGCGAGAAGAATTGACAATCAAGTTACAGAAGCATATAACAATAGAGGATATTGTTGGTACAGTATTGGAAAATCACTTTCAGATTCTCAACAATCAACTTTATCATCTATAATAAACACTTTCCAAACGACATTAAACCGAAACACTTATTAAAATGGAATTAGTTGCAGCACTTACCATAAATGAAAAGGATAGTTTGGTAGGACAATTAGTCCAACCTGATTGGTATTTCAATCCAAGATTGAGTGGTGATACTTTGCCTTGGATAATTTCAGAACAAGAAATAAACGCCTCAATTTATCCAGACCATATTTGGATAAAAGATTTGACTTTAGTGGAGTATAACCCACCAGTAAATCCTTCAGGTTCAACAATAAATTAAAGAAATATAAAAATATAAATTATGTCTACTTTAACAGGACAACAAATACAGAACACATACCAGGGATTATTAAAATTAGCCGATTCCACAACTGGTATTACTTCATCACTTCAAGCAATTCAAGATGGAATCGGGAATAATACAGGTTTAAGATTAGCAACAAATCAATTAGAAGGTTTAAACATTCCAACTTTCGTACCATTAAAATCACAATATTACGGGCCTGGTTTTTCTTCAGTATCAGCAACACAGATGGCGTCAGGGACACAAAATGTCATAATCGCTTATCCATTCTATGATGGTGGACAATACTCTTATTCAGCGATGTCATATAATCTGGTTACCGCAACTTCATCAAGTGATACTTGTGAAGCGGCAATCTACACATCACAGATGATAAATCCAAATGGGTTATTTCCACACACTCCTATAATTTCAGGACTTACAATTTCAACAACAGCACCAACAGGTATAAAAACCGTATCATTCGGTTCAAATATTTCTATGAGTGGATATGGGGCGGGAATCTATTGGGTTGTATTTAAGGTCTCAAATGCTGGTGTTCAACCTACAGTAAGATATGGTACAGCTACAATTGGAACAGCGGTTGCAATGGGAGCTACAATTTATGGTTCTCTTTTAACAAACACCGCGAACCAGTATCAACCATCGGTTTATAGAAGTAATGGTAACTTCCAAGTATTTAGTGGAACTACAACTTTTGATAATCCATATTCTAACACATTAAATGCGAGTCAATCCACAACAGCATCAATTGCTGGTTCAAACTTGGGAATGATTCTACATACAATAGATGTTTAATGGAAATTCTGTTCATTTTGATTGATGATAAACTTGATGCACATTACATTATAAGCGAAGATGTTGATAATAAGGAAAAGTCAGACGAATAACTTGATTGCTACGGTGTCTATGAATAAGACACTACCCAACCCTTATTATCTTTTTTCGTTCCAACATATAGCGTCAAAAGATAGGATATCATTTTATCCACAAGTTATAACGAGTAATATTCGTTATGACAAGTTTAGATTTGTTGAAAATCCAACAACAAATCTTTCTGCCACACCACCACAAGTTTTCTTTGAATACTTGGGACAGTATTACTACTCAATCTACGAAACCATAACATCTGGCTCAACCGACCCGGCGCTTGCATACAATAAATTAGAAAGTGGGAGAGCATGGGTAATCGTAGGAGATGATAATTTGGATGAGTGTTTCTTTGAACCTTATATTTCAAATGATGAAGATTTTGCACAAGTCATTTATGTAAGTGAAGAAGAACAAAATTGTATAATTCCACCTACTTCCACACCGACCCCAAGTATAACTCCATCCATAACCCCAACTATGACGAACACACCGACCAATACAGGAACGCCCACACAGACTCCAAGTATGACCCCGACTTTCACCCCTACTCCTTCAACTACACCAGCTGCTAATACACCAGCAGCACTCAACGCTTTATGGTGGGTTGATTTCACAGATACTGCAACATTAAACATAAACTTTTTTGCTCAAACTATTATTGACGCTGATGATAAGATTGCAAATGTTCAATTTTCAGCATCAACAACAACTGGTGGGCCTAATTATAATGCCACAGGTTATCTTTCAGTTTCAGGTACAGCAAGAACAAATGCTGTTCCACTTGAAAACCAATTAGGAACTTATACAGGTCATAAGGACGGATTTACTTGGTTTGGATTTATGTATGATGACGGAGTAAGTCAGAGAGGGGGATGTATGGTTGAAAATTATGATGGTGGATTCCCATCAGGAACAAGAGTATTTTTTGTGAGAGATATAAATACTCCACCTTATACTTGGTGGACAAGAGTAAGATTACAAAGTGGTTCTGATTTGGATTTAGGATTCAATCCAACACTATCTGCTTGGACACCAATCGCAGTAAGAGCGTGGACTCAAAGTGGAGATGTCAATTTGGAGGTTTGGGAAAATGGTTCCTTACTCACATCAACAAGCGCATCAACTGCATCCCTTTATACTTTATCAGACCAACAATTCAGATTGATGTTTGATGGAGGAATAGATTTCAATACAGAACAATTCTTCTTTGATAAAAAACTATCTGATGCCCAAATGACATCAATGTTTACTTACCTGTCAAACAAATATTGATATGGATAATTTCAAATTTTAAGATATTTATAAGTAATGAGTGATAATAACAAATACGGATTACATATACAGGAGTTTAACGCCGCTTATGTTCCACAATATCAAGAGGTCATAAAAAATCGTCCTTGGGTGTTCTATGGGGACGACAACCAATTTCCAAATCACCTTCTAACCATCTATCAATATTCACCAATCACTCGTGCTTGTGCTAACGCCACGATGTATGGTGTGAAGGGTAAAAACTTTATTGTGAAGGAAGGAGACCCTAATAGAATTGCTATGGCGAACCGTAGTGAAACTTTATATGAGGTATTTGAGAAGTGTGTTGTTGACCGAATTATTTTCGGTGGATTCGCACTAAACATCGTAAAATCTAATGATGGTGGAATTGCTGAAATCTACCATACTGATTTTTCAAGATTGAGAGCAGGTAAAGAAGATATGTTTGGTAATGTTGGAACTTACTACTATTCTGTAGATTGGAAAGGAACACAAATCAACCCTCAAAAATGGAAGCCAGTTGAATTACCATCATTTAATATGGTAAATGATGATGCCCCTTCTCAAATCTACTATGTAAAACGATATTCACCGATGATGTCGTATTATCCACCTTGCGACTACATCGCAAGTTTAACAACCGCCCAATTAGATATTGAAATAAGAAACTTCCATTTGAATAACACACAAAACTCTATGATGCCGTCTATGTCCGTATCATTTACAAATGGTGTTCCAAGTGAAGAAGAAAGGGATATTCTAATGAGACAATTAGAAGCCAAATATACATCAACAAATAACGCAGGTAAGATTTTTTTATTTTTTAGTGAAAACCCTGAAACCGCACCAGTAATTGCACCCCTACCGAACAACGCAAGTGATGCTTGGTATTCAAATATGGCACCACAGATAGACCAAACAATTCTTACAGCGTGGGGTATTTCTTCACCGATGTTATTAGGTATTAAAACTGAAGGACAACTTGGCGGAAGAACAGAGATGTTGGACGCTTACAATTTATTCCTAACTACACGAATTTTGCCAATCCAAGAGGAAATCCTCAAGTGTTTTGAGAAACTATTGTTCTTGAGAGATAAACAACCTATCAACTTGGGGATAGAACAAAATCAAATCCTACCTGATATTGAACAAACACAGGTGGATATCAAAGAAGGAATATAATGGCAACAGTATTACTCGTAAGTGAAACAAAGGTTAAAGCATTCAGTACCCTCAATCAAAATCTGGATATGGCGTTGCTAACTAGCACGATTTATATGGCTCAGGAATTGGGTTTGCAGACGCTTATAGGAACAAGAGGTTATGATTACTATATGAACCTTGTAAAATCAGTTCAACTTTCAGGTGGAACTATGAGTACAGCTGATAGAATAATGCTTGATGATTACATTGCACCATATCTTATTCATAGAGCGTATTATGAAGCGATGCCTGAAATATTCGCCCGTAAAATGAATAAAGCTATAGTGATAGGTAATACAGACCAAGGCACATCAATAGACATTAAAGGTATGTCTTATTTGAGAGAGATAGAACAAGGTAGATATGAGTTCTACGCTCAAAGATTACTTGATAGAGTACAAGCATTCCCAAGTGATTATCCCTGGTTCTACAACTATACACAACAAGATGGTATGCAGAGTTCAACTCAAACTTATTTCGCAGGTATTCACTTTGCTCCTGGTATGAGAAGACCACCAAGAAGAAATGATTGGTATAGAAACTTACCTTACTACCAAGGCCCCGAGTATGATGCGTGTGTAAATTGCGACTAATATGACAAACGAAGTATTACTTTTATTATCAAATACACTTACAGGAATTGCTGCTTGGTTTGTCGGTAGAAGAAAGATGAGTGCTGAAACTGACAATCAGGTTCTTCGTAATCTTGAATTATCAATTGCTTTATACAAAGACATAATTGATAGTTTGAAACAGGAAATACACGAATTGAACTTGAAGATACAGGATTTGGAGAAAAAGGTAGATGAATTACACGCCGAAAATAAAAAATTGAAATCTAAATTATAATTTTATGCCAGTTAAACCTGAAGCAAACGAAACCGAACAAGAGTTCATTAGCCGTTGTATGAGTGAAGAAAAAGATAGTTTCCCTGAAACAGACCAAAGGTACGCTGTTTGTAAATCTAAATGGGACAAAGAAAACATGGCGACTGAAGACATCACAGATACTCTTGATGAAGAAGAAACAGAAGTGGAACAAGGTTTTACATTTGCCACAAAAGAAAGTAAGGATTTCGCAACCCTACCAACCACAGATTGTATGGAAAAACATAAGTCCGCTGGTTACACAAAGGAATATGCAGAACAAGCGTGTTCACCAAGAAAATCAAATGACGGACAACAAGGGGGAGTTGTAGGTATGAGTGAAGAGTTCGGTAGAAAAAAGTTTGAGTATTCCCCAAAGTCAAAAGAAAGTTTGGGTGAGTTTATGGGAAGATGTATGAGTGATGAGATGGTAAGAGAGAAAAAGAAGGACAGAGGTGTTCGTGCGGGTTTCTGCTATTCTCAATACCAACAGAAGTACATTTCCAATATAGCGATGCGTTGGAAGTAATGTATTGTCTAAAATCTCATTAGACGAACAGAAACACCCCTAATTTCAATTATAATTACAAAATGGTATTATGACCTTACCGAATAAAGATGTCCCAAATACGAGGATTTGTCGTGGTTGTGAAAAAGAAAAACCAATTACAAGTTTTTATAGAAATAACTTATTGAAGACTGGTTATGAGATTAGATGTAAGTTATGTAAAAATGGTGGGATAAGATGTAGGAAAAAAGGGGACTATTCAAGGAATGGTAGACCAGTCAGGAAAAATGACCCACAACTTTTTAATGTAAGGAAGTCTGATTGGATTGAGACTTATGTTTTTTTGGAAAAGATTGGTTATTCGTTGAAAGAAAATATACATGAGCAGTTTTGTAGAAAGTACAATTTACCTACGAAGAAAAGGACTTACGAAAAATCTGTAATTTATTCTCCACAAGATTTAGGGTTAGTTTGACTTTTTTTAATTTAATTCATATTTATTAGTGTCCCTCTTCACATTATGGACATTACGAAATTATTAAAACCCTTGTAGAGTAATCCTTGAAGTGAAGAGCAAGAGATGAAATACAGGGGTTTTTATTTTATTTATGAAAAATAGAAAAGCGTTCAACTTCTACAAAAGTTATTATGAAGTTGCATTAGAATTGGAAAATGAAAAAGATAGATTGGACTATCTAATGGCAATCTTGAATAAACAATTCAAAGATGAGGAACCAAAACTTACTGGTCTTGCTAATTTTGCTTACATAAGTCAAAAACATAGTATAGAAAGTCAGGTTCAAGGGTACAAGAATAAAAGTGGTTATGAACCCCCTACCGAACCCCCTACCGAACCCCCTACCGAACCCCCTTACCTACAAGAGCAAGGGCAAGGGCAAGAGCAAGGGCAAGAGCAAGAGAAAGAAAAAGAAAAAGTACAATTGCAAGAGCAAGAAAAAATTGTTTGCGAAAAATATGGTTTGGTATTAGAAACTTTCAATTAAAATATGGGATATTATACTCAATTAGAAGATGATAGATGGAAAATAAAAAGACAGGAAATATTACATAGAGATAGGTATAAATGTAGAAAATGTGGTTGTAAATATAGTCTTCAAGTACATCATAAAATCTATGTGAAAGGTAGGAAGCCTTGGGAATATACAAATCAATTTCTGGTAACTTTATGTGGACGCTGTCATCTTAAAGAACATCAAGGAAAGGAAACTAAAGATTTTGTCTCAACGGATAAAAAAATTATTAAACATAGTAATCCCAACAAAAATCATAAAGATAGTAAAAGAAATAAATACAAATCAAACAGAAGCAACACGAGTTGGTGGGACTATATAAAATGAATTACGAATTATTACCATTACAATTACTATTATCTTATCTTATAATTTTATTTATTATTAGAAAGAAAAAAAATTGAACTTTTTTATTTTTTTGTATATTTATTAGTATGAAAGTCAAAGCACATAAGATATTAGATTGTAAGTTGATAAAGGTTGAAAAACTTTATAATCAATCAAGTAAACAAAAATTATTTTACAATCTTTCATTAGAAGGTTTTGATGAGCCATTACTTATTGAAACAGACTATCCTCTTGAAGCAGGATTGGTAGGTCATAAAATAAAGTACAAACTCAACTCTGATAACGAAGTTAGTGAGTTTGAGTTTTTATAACTATTTGAGGGGAGGTTTTCAGTTTCTCTGAGCTCCCATTATACGCAGGTTTTTTCCTCCCCTCAATTTTTTTTCATGAGTTCAACACAGAACATATTACCCCTCCTACAAAGCATAGTTGACGACAACATAACATTTAAGTTCCCATTAGAACTTATACAGAAAGAATTGTTAAATATGTTTATGCAAAGGGAGGAGTTTGATTATTTCCGTATGATATGTTATCGTAAATTAAAAAGGGAGTACGGACAAACCATAGCACATATTTTCCTTCAAGTTATGGAAATCAAATTGGAATCACAAAAAATAGATATATTCACAATACCGCTAATGGAGTATCAAGATAGAATTGAAATATTCATATCAACTTTGGAAAGATTATACATAACAAGAATTGACAAGAAAACTCCTGATGGAGAAATGATGTCTGCTATGGTATAATTTTTTTTCTTTTTTTTTAATGTGGAACTTGACTTTTGTGTGTCTTGTGTTATATTTATAATAT